TGGAAGTGGAAGCACTTTAATAGCTGGTCAAGAATTAAAAAGAAAATGTTTTGGATTTGAAATTAAAAAAAACTTTCACAAACTTGCCGAAAATTGGATTGAACAAGAATACCAAAAATTAAGTGATATTGAAGAATTTGGTTTTGCTAAAACTTTAATCAATAAAACAGAAACAACTCTTTTTTAATTCAAAATAAAGTATTACATTTGCATAACAAATCCGCCAAAGATAAAAATATTAACTATCCCTCTTTGTCTTGGCGGTCATTGAGGGATTTTTAATTTATAGAATTATGAGTGAAAAACATCATTTCAGAAAAGTGTACAAAAGCGACCATTTAGGTATCGCAGATTTAGAAGATTTAATTGAAGAGGGTAAAAAACTTATCTTTACAGTTAAAGAAGTTAAACAGCAATTAGGGGTTTCTGTTGCTGGCAAAAAAATAGATGCTAACATAGCCTATTTTGTGGAGCCGATTAAACCAATGGTTTTAAATGCAACCAACGCGAAACAAATTAAAGCGTTTACAGGAAGTTCGTTTGTTGAGGACTGGGAAAACGTTTTAATTGAATTGTATTGCGATGAATCTGTAAAAATGAAAGGTGAAGTTGTAGGGGGTATTCGTATAAAACCAGTACAACCGATAATAAATAAAGTTAAACCAATTTTTACTGAAGATAAAATAAAAGCTACTTTTGAGAAAGGAATTTCTATTGAACAAATTAAAGAAGTTTATACCATTTCGCCCGAAATTGAATCTTTATATTTAAGTTATGCAACAACGAAGTAAAGAATGGTATGATATCCGAAAAGGTAGGTTTACAGCTTCTAGGATTAGTGAATTAATGGGAGTTAAAGGATTAGGGTTAACTGGTGAAAATTATGCTTTTGAATTAGCTTGTGAAGAGGTTTTTGGAATTGAAGAGGATAGCGATTTCATATCCTATGATATGCAACGAGGTATTAATTTAGAACCAATGGCTTTTGAAAAGTTTAAATCAATTAAAGAATTAGAATTTATAGATGTTCAAAAGTGTTCTTTTTTTGTTTACGGTCAAAATGCTGGTGCTAGTCCTGATGGTTTGGTTTCAAACGATGCTATTTTAGAGATTAAATGTCCTAGAAATACAAAGTTTTTTAAATTAGTTAAAGATAGCATAATTGATAAAGACTATATTTATCAAATGCAAATGCAAATGATGTGTACTAATTCAATTAAAGCGCATTTCTTTAATTATTTAATATTTAATGGCAAAGAGATGTGGCACGAAATAGTAGTTGAAAGAGACGAAAATATAATTAATTTGATTAAAAGTCGTATTGAAGATGCTACTAAATTAAAAGAAGAGTTTAAAGAGTATTTAATTAATAATAAACAGTTTTAAAAATGAGCGAAGTAATTGGAAAAGTTATCCATATTGGTAACACAGAAGTAGTAGGAAGTGCTGGAACTTTCAAAAAAAGATTAATTGTAATTGCTACAAATGAGCAATACAGTCAACAAATACCTGTTGATTTTGTACAGGATAAATGCGAAATATTAGATAAATACAATCTAAATGATGAGGTTAAAATTAACGTTAATATTCGAGGAAATGAATATCAAGGCAAATGGTATGTAAATCTTCAAGGTTGGAAAATTGAAAAATTAAGTCAATCAGTAACTACATCATCAACACCTAGCGGTCAAGTTCCTGATAGTACTCCAGATTTGCCTTTCTGATGTACTATAAAACAACCGCTTCGGTTCGTAATTAAGTTTATGAACATGGGGCGGTTTATTTATTTTTTTGTATATTTGACAAAACAAACGTGGTAGATTGTTTAAAGATATTTTAGGCTACAAACCTAAACACTGAGAACAACCCTTAACTACTACCACAGTTAGGGGTTTTCTCTTTTTATTGATTATGAAACTTAAACAAGCTTTCGACAGATTGAAATTTACTATTTCAAAACAAAATAAACCAAATCAAACAGATATTGAAGCTTTTAATAAATTAGCTGAATATTTTGAAAAGCAAAATACTGACGTTATTCAAGAAAATTTATTATTTGCTAAATTATATGCTTTTGTTTTATCTGAATTTACAAATCATTATACTGATTTAGATAGGGCAAACAAGGAAGTTAATAAAATACTTTCAGAACCAATAGATTTAAGAATTGAATATCTTTTAATTAAAGCAAAAGAAATGGAATTAAGAAACTACTTTAAAAGAAAACGAATACTTGACCCTTTTTTAAAAGATAAAACAGTTAAAGAATTAGAAGAAGTACATCAAAGATATTTAGATACTTTACCTCAACTTAATTCAATTGAATTTGCTAAATGTGGTAATAATTGGGATAAACAATCTATAATTTACAATTTAGAAACAAACATTAATTTATCAATTCAAAACTTTAAAAATAATGTTTGAACCAATTATAATACATAAAGAAGAAAATCAAAAACCTGATTTATCTATAAAATTATCTCAATACGAGATTAAAGCAACTGATGTTATACCACATCCAGAAATTGCTTTGAGTGTCGGAAATGCAACTATTGGAACTCTAGGAAATATTTTATCAATTATTGGAAAAGCTAAAAGCCGAAAGTCTTTTTTTATAACAATGGCTATTTCCGTTTCAATATCAAAAGATACTATTTTTAATTTATTTAAAAATGAGTTACCAGCTAATAAAAATTCAGTTTTATACTTTGATACGGAACAAGGCAAATATCACGTTCAAATGGCTTTAAAACGTATTTGTACGCTTGTTGGAATTAAAGAGCCTACAAATTTACATGTTTACGGTTTGCGCTCATTAAATCCTATAGAAAGATTAGAATTGATTGAATATGCTATTTATAACACAGAAAATTTAGGAATTGTTTTTATAGATGGTATTAAAGACCTTATAACTTCTATTAATGATGAAGAACAAGCTACAATGATTGTTTCTAAATTAATGAAATGGAGTGAGGAAAGAAACATTTTAATAACAACTGTTTTACATCAAAATAAAGGTGATAATAATGCTAGGGGTCATATTGGTACAGAATTAAATAACAAGGCTGAAACTGTACTTAGTATTAGTAAATCTACAGATAATGAAATGGTTTCAATAGTTGCTCCTGAAATGTGTAGGAATTTAGAGCCTCAATCTTTTGCTTTTGAAATTGACAATAATGGAATACCTTATATTTCAGATTTTGAAATAAACAATAAACCACTAAAAAAACTATCAAAAAAAGAGTTATTTGAAACCTATAAAATTGAAATATTAACCGATATATATAATACTTCAAGCGACATAGGTATAGGATATGGTCAACTATTAGACCACTTTAAAAGAGCTTTTTTAAATAAATCTACTGAAAGTATAGGAGATAATAACGCAAAAGATTATATTAAAGAGTTAATTGAAACGTCTTATATACTTAAAAGCCAAACAGATAATAAATATTATTTAGGAACTAAAATTGATGAAGAAAATGTATTTTTTTAGTATTAAATATAAGAATATTAATGTTAAAAAGTGGTTTAGTTTATATTAAACCAGTATACTAAACCACTAAATTGGTTTAATGGTTTAAAACCCTATATATAATAGGGTTTAAACCTAAACTAGTAAACCAAACTAATTTTAAACTAACATGAATAAACACAATAAACAAATACTAACCAATTTAGCCTTACAAGATTTAAAGGCTAAATATCCAACTTTTCCAGAACACGCTATTCCACAACCTAAATATTCAGATAGTACTGCAAATGGATTGACTAAATGCGTGATTGATTTTCTTAATTTATCTGGACATCAAGCGGAACGAATTAGCTCAACTGGTCGTGTGATAGATAATACTAAAATCTCAACAGATGTATTAGGTAGGCAAAGAACAATAGGGAGTGTTAAATATATTAAAGGAACTAGCACAAATGGAACAGCGGATATAAGTGCAACTATTAACGGTAAATCTGTTAAAATTGAAATTAAAATAGGTAAAGATAGACAGTCACAAGCCCAGAAACAATACGAAAAATCAGTTATCAAAGCTGGTGGAATTTATTTAATCACAAAAACATTTGATGAATTTATGGAACAGTATAAAATGTTATCCGCAGACGTTAAACTCAAAGTAGTTGCAACACATAAAGAAACACTTAAAGAGTTTGAACAAATTATGACTTATGCACAGTGGATGAGTTTAGAAAAGAATAGTAAGTATAATTATAATGCTTATCAGATATGAATAAACTATCAGACAAAAAGAATCAAGAAATACTAGACTTGTATTTTAATTCAAATGATAATACAATGAGAGTAATTGCAGAGGTTGTAGGATGTAGTATTATTAATGTTACTCACAAGCTAGATTTATATTTTAATGGTAAACTTGAATTTGAAAATAAAGGATATAAAATATATCATTCTAAAATAAATAACCCTAACTTTGTTTAATATTAATTTAATTTTGTAATTTTGAAAACTATGAAATATTTAATTATACTTTTTTATTCATATCATGTGAAATAAATTGCGATGCTGAATTTGAAACATTAAAAGTTAAAATTGATGAAATGTTTTTTGAAATAAATCAAAAACCTATTTCATACCCAGCAGTTAATGAATGGTATAATAGAAAATATCATAATTTAGATAGAATATGTGCGACTTATAGTGAGAAAATGGAAAAAATAGAATTTAATGAAAAAAAATTTAACTTTAACAATTCTTTTTCAAAATTAAGTATTAATTTAAACAACAATTTTGAAAACAGATACATTAAACCGCCTAAAACAAAAGATATTCCATACAAAAAACTCAAATATGAAAAAGCAGTTGATTTAGTTAAAGATATTGATTTCAAAAATTTGGATAGAGTTTTTTGTTTAGTAAGTGGAAATTTTATTTTTGGAGATTTTATAGAAGCGTTTATAGTTGAAAATAATATTTTAGTTGAAGAAATGATTATTTCAACGTTATCTTATTCGCAAGACAATATTGATAGTTTAGAAAATTTAATAAACGCTAATTATATTAAAAAATTAGATTTAATTGTTTCAGATTATTTCTTTGCACACGAAAGAAGTAATCTAATAAAAAATACATATTCTCAACTAGATAAAAATGATATTTTTCAATTAGCAGTTGCTGGAACGCATTGTAAAACATATCAAATTAAAACAAGTGGAGGAAAACATATAATTATACATGGGTCTGTAAATATGAGGTCAAGTTCTAATTTAGAACAATTTGTAATTGAAGATAACGAAGATTTATACAATTTCAATAAAGATTATCAAAATAAAATAATTGAAAAATATAAAACAATAAATAAAAGTATAAGAGATAAAAAATTGTTTAATTTAATAAAATAAAATTATGTCAAGAAGCAAAAAAGGAGGTTCGACTAGAGGACGAACAACAGCAAGTAGAAGAAATATTCCATCTCAACAAAGTTTTTTTGATTCTGGCGCAGTGCCTTTTTAATTAAAAAATAATGGAAACTAATAAAAAACATACTAAAAGAAATACTAATATTTACAAATCTGATAGTTCAGAAATGGAAAAACGAGTAAACACTATTTATTTAATGTTACTACAAGGTTTCCAAAGAAAACAAATTATTCAGTATTGTTCCGAAAACTTTAAAATAGGAGAACGACAAACGGATGAATATTTAGGTAAAGCAAGAGAAATAATAAAATCAAATATTGATTGCGATACTTCAAATAAAAAAAATGAAGTTTTAAATCAATTTTATGATTTATATCAAAAAAACTATGCTTTAGAAGATTACAGAGAATGTAAGAGTGTATTATTAGCAATAGCTGGAATATTAGGAGTTCAAGCTCCATCAAAAACCGATATTACCTCAAATGGTCAAACTATAAACACACCTCCAACAATAGTATTTTTAGACACTGATAATGCAGATTAAATTCTCAAAGAAATACAAACCTTTATTTGAAATATTAAACGGTAAATATCCAGAAGTTGACACCGTTATTATTACGGGAGGTAGAGGAAGTGCAAAATCATTTGTTATTTCAGTATTTTCTTTGATAGCATTAGTTCAACATAAATGGAATGTTCTTTATACTCGTTTTACAAATGTTTCTATTGTAGATTCAATCAAGCCAGAAGTTGACGATAAAATAGAATTATTGAATTATGAAAAATATGTAAATTCAACTAATACGCATATTGAAAACAACGGAAACAGAATAGCATTTAAAGGGATAAAAACAGGTTCAAAACAGCAAACAGCAAATTTAAAATCATTATTTGGTTTTAATTGTTTTGTTGTTGATGAGGCTGAAGAGTTAACAGACTATGAAACTTATGAAAAAGTATTTTTGTCTATTAGAAGTAAAGATAAACGTAATTTAACAATACTTATATTAAATCCTGCTAGTGTCCATCACTGGATATTTAGACATTTTTTTAGTGGAATGAATGTTGAGGCTGGTAGTAATTTAATAAAAGATAATATTTGTTACATTCATACAAGTTATTTAGATGTAGAGCGTGAATATTTAGCAGATAATATCGTTAGTTACTATCAACAATTAAAAGAGAAAGATGAAAAAAAATACAATCAAGTTGTTTTAGGAGGTTGGACAGAAGCAGTTGAGGGACGTGTTTTTACTAATTGGACACGATGCAGTTATGAACATTTCATAAAACTACCTTTCAAATCATTTTTTGGAGTTGACTGGGGTAAAAACCATAAGTTTGGAATAGTTGAGTTAAAATACGATAGTTACAATAATACCCTTTATTGCCATCAACGAAACTATTTTAGTGAAAATGAATTATTAGCAAAACTAGAACCAATTGAATTAGCTAATATTAATAACGAGGGTGGTATTATTATTCATACATTCAGAAAATTAGGTATTCCATACGATGCCGATATAGTTTGCGATAGTGCTGTACCTGATAATATTTTATTATTGCGTGATTATGGTTGGGAATATGCAATAGGAATTGACAAGCCAAAAGGCTCGGTAATGGCTGGGATTACATTACTTCAGTCAACAAATGTAGTTTATACAGATGTTAGCGATGGAATTGATTTGGAGTTTAAAAATTATTCTTATGCTAATGATAGGCTAGGAGTAGTTGATGATGAAGTTATAAAAGCATTCGATGATATTATTGACCCTATTCGATACGGTAGAAGATTTATTGAAAATAATTAACAAAATATAAAAATATATTTATATATTTGCTTTTAATATTAAATAGTGTGAAGTTGCACTATATCACAAATGAACGTAAAAACAACACATTTTAAATCAAAACCTTTGCTATTCTCTACGACTGGCAAAGGTTTTTTGTCATTATATGGGATTTAATTTTAATATAGGTTATAGTAGTAATTTACCAAATTACGTCGAAAGAAATAGCGATGGTAGTTGGTTTTATTCTTTTATTGATGGTTTTTTTGGAAAACGAAAAGGATTCAAATCAGAGCAGTCAAAGTTAGATGTTATATTATCAAATCCAGCAATATTAAAAGTGTTTTGTTTTTTAGCAGATACATACAGTCAAGTAAAAATTGACAAATATTTTAATGATAAATTAATTGAGAAAGATTTTTTATATTCAGTTCAAAAAACACCAAACGACTGGCAAACATGGACTGATTTATTTTGGGAACATAGATTTTGGTTAGCAAGTGGAAATGCTTATCTATACGTTTTTAAAGGAGTTTATTATTATTTACGTCCAATGGGATTGAATTTTACTACTGAACAAATAAATGCATTTAGTCAAATTTCATTTAGTAGTCAGTACAAAAAAAATTTGCAAAAAGGAACGTTTAAATATACAAACCCTAACGGTCAAGTAGATACGTTGAATTTTGAAAATCTTTATGTATTTACTGATTTAAGCGGTGGAGTTTCGGGAAATTGGTTAGTAGGTAATAGCAGAATGGATGCTTTGTATCAAATAGCTATAAATTCTGATTTAGCATTAACAAGTAAAGGCACAAATTTAAAATACACTGAAAAGTTCTTAGTAAACGGTCAACATGATGTTAAAGATACAACATCAAAACCAATGGCAGAAACAGAAAAAAACAGTATTGAAAACAGTTTAGAGTACGGTCGTAAAATTAATGCTACTAAATCAAAAGTTGAAATGCAACAAATGGTTTCTAATTTAGAACAATTAAAACTTGATGAAGCATTTGAAAGCGATTTAATCAAAGTAGCTAATATGTACGGAATACCTAAAGACGTTATTGATATTTTATCTAAAGGTAGCACGTATGAGAACCAAGAAAAATCATTAGGTAAATTTATTAACTATAATGAACTGCCTAAAGTTCAACAAATGACAGATACATATGAAGTCATATTGAGTGAACAAGATTTAAGAGGTTCGCTTAAACATTTGCCTTTTAATTCAGTTTTTGAAGTTGATAAAATTAATAATCGGAAAGTTGAATTAGAAAGTTTAAAACTGGCTAAAGAATTAGGAGTTGATGATTCAATTATACAAACTAAATTAAAACAAATTTATGAGTACTAATTTTAATAATATTGACTTGGAAAATATTTATATTGATTTAGAAAAAGAAATATATATTGACCAGTTAATTTTATGGTTAGAATTAAGAAAAAAATCAGGTTATAATAAAATAAAACCAGAATCAAACGAAAAAATTATAACTCTAATAACTATTAGATAATGAGTACTAAAATTTCATTAAACGAAATAAATAAGCAGTTAGAAAGAAAGGATTTAGACCCTAAATTTAAAGCTAGCTTAAAAGAAAAAAGAGACATATTGACTAATAATAAAATAGTTAAGAAATGATTTATTGCAAAGAATTGAAAAAAGAATTTTCTAGTAAAGAGAAACTTTTTAAGGAATTAGTAAAAAATGAAAAAAGTATAATTGAACTTAAAAAAGCTACAATTAAAAATACTCCGCCAGTTTCATTATTTGGGTTAAAAGAAACAGAAAGAACGAAAGCATTATCTTTTGTAAAAGAGGGTTTTGTTTATCCAATAATTAATACTACTAATTACTTTGACAGTCATGGAGATGTTCACTTCCCTAATCTTTGGAATAAGTCTTTAAAAGATAAATCAAAAAAGATATTTTACGTATTAGAACATGAATTGGAAGTTGATTCTGTTATTGCATTTCCTAACGATGTAAATGCATTTGTTAAAAATGTTAACTGGAGCGATTTAGGACGTGATTACAACGGAACTACGCAAGCATTGATTTTTGAAATACCTAAAAATAAAATTCAAATTGAAAAAATAGCAAAACTATTTGACGAACAAATAAGTTTTGAGAATAGTGTTAAAATGCGTTATATTCAAGTACAACTAGCAATTGATTCAACTTCTAGTGACTACGCAAAGCAAAAAGCCTTATGGGATGCTAGAATTGATGAAGTAGCCAATAAAGATGTAGCTAAAGAATATGGTTATATGTGGTGCATAGACGAGGCAAGTATAGAAAAAGAGGGAAGCCTTGTTTTATTTGGTTCTAATGATGCAACTCCAGTAATATACCAAAAGTCAGAAGTTGAAAAATCTACCTCAAAATGTGATTCATGCGATGAAGAAACAGAAGATTTTGAAGCTGAAAACGGAGAAATTGTTTGCAAAAAATGTGGAAATAAAAAGAAAGCCGAGAAATCACTTTCAGAATTAGAAGCCGAGAAATCACTTCAAACAAGTAAAAGAAAATTAAGTATAATCTAAAAAACTAAAAACTATGTTTGTTTACAAAAAAACAGAAGAATTGGAAAAACTAACTCCAGAGCAGTTAGACCAATACAAAACAGAAATGAAAGCGCACGAAGATTCGCTTTTAAAAACAACTATTACCGAAGAGGTAAAAGCTCAAATCACAGCAGGCCAAGAAGCGTTGAAAAATTTCTTAGCTGATGAAATTGCAAAACAGATTGTTGATGCTAATAAAAAAGGTAAAGAAAATACCAAAACATTAGTAGAAGAAATCACCGAAAATAAAGAAGCGATTAAAGCTATTGCAAACGGTGACAAATCTACCGAAGTAGAAATTAAAGCCCTAACCAACAGAGCATCCATTGCTAATAATACTGAAGCAATAAGACTAACTGATATTGGTCAATTAGGAGTTAAAAGACGTGCTTTGTATGATTTTTTTCCAAAAGTACAAGTTGGAGACGGTAATCACAACGGAACTATTGCTTACATTGACTGGGATGAATCTACAACAGTTAGAGCTGCTGCAGTTGTTGCAGAAGGCGGAACTTTTCCAGAAAGTACTGCAAAATTTGCTGAATACACTAAAAAACTTCAAAAGATTGGTGATACTTTGCCAGTAACAGAGGAGTTCATGGAAGATGAAGTTTTAGCTAGTTCTGAACTTGCAAAATTTGTAGGAATCAACGTTAATACAGTAATTGATACAAAAATTGCAGTAGGTGCTGGAGGTTCAAACGACATTGAGGGTCTTTATACAGCATCTCCAGCTTATACACCAGTAGCAAGCGGAATTACAGATGCTAACATTAAAGACTTGGTTCGTAAAATGAGAACTGCAATCGTTAAAACAAGAGGTTCAAAATATTCTCCTAACTTTGTAACTGCTAATTCAGATACGATTGATAGATATTTCTTGAAAAAAGATGCTAATAATAACTATATGTTTGATGCAGAAACAGGAACTATTGCTGGTTTGGCGATTGTTGAAGATAACAATTTAGCTGATAATACATTAGTTGTAGGAGATGGTCGTTTTGGTACTATTTACGAAAAAGGAGGAGTTGTGCTTTCAGAAGGTTATAACGACGGACAATTTGTAGGTGATATGAAAACTATCAAAGCACGCGCAAGACTGTTATTCTTAATCAGAAATGTTGACAAAACTGGATTCTTAAAATGTACTAACATTACAACCGCTTTGGCTACCTTAGCGTCTTAATATTTACAATATGGCAAAATCAGACATTGAAGTAGAATTTACTTCCGATTTTGAAAATGTAAAAAAAGGAGAAGTAAGGACTTTTAGTAGAGATATTTCAAAAATTTTTGTTAATGATTTGAAAGTAGCTAAACTAAAAGGAATTGAAGAAGTAAAAAAAACAAAAAAAACTAAGTAAAAATGTATTTAATAAACGAGGCTAATTTTACACGTGAAATTTCAGTGCCGAACTTAACAAGTTCCCAAAACGGTAACGCTGAAAGATTGAATTTATACGCAGATGAAAAGCCTCGTTTGTTATTACAAATGGCTTTAGGAAATGTTCTTTTTAGTGAGTTAGATTCACAAGTAACAGATGGAGTGTTAGATTCAGGAGCAGACCAGAAATGGAAAGACTTAGTAAACGGTAAAGAGTACGACGGTAAAGTTTGGAAAGGATTGAACTATGAAGAAGGGAGTTTTAAGGTTTCGTTATTAGCGTATTATACGTATTGGTTTTGGGTAAATGAATTAGATTCAAGTAACTATCAAACACAAGCGAAAAACGCTGATAATATAAATCCTACTAGCAATCTTGTAAATGTTTGGAATAAGTTTTTAGAAATGTATCAAGGCTTGAATGTTATTAATTTCCCTAGAGTATCATATTTTAACGGAGCTACTTTCGTTGATTATTTTAACGGGCAACAAAACAGTAATTATGTAAGTTTATTGCAATTCTTAATCGATAATCCCACAGACTATCCAACACCTCAACTTTATACTTTTGAGTTAACAGCTAATTCAAATTCATTAGGATTATGATAATTGCAAATGCTTTAAAGAGATTATTCGCTGGAGCAACAGCAAATATTAGACTGCTAGGAACTGATAAAACTGTTACTGTTAAGTATTGGTATGGAGACCAAAAAGAGTTAATTGCATGGATAACAGCGCAAAATACAAAAAGCAGTCCAGATAAATATCCTTTGGTTTGGTACGTTTTAAATGAATATACTGAATATAAAGAATGGTATGAAACGGATGCTAAACTTGTAATAATGCAAGATACAAGACTGCAAGAAATGAACGACTGGAGAAATAGCAATAGTTACGAGGGTATTTTAGAACCAGTTTGGCAAGTAGTAAAATCAAAATTAACATCTTCTAACTTTGTTGAGATAATGGGAAATGATTTACAAACTAGATTCAAACTAAGAACCGAGCCTAATTACGGAATAAGTACTGATTCAAACGACTTGAAAAACTTGAACAATAGTAAAGAAAAATCAATTCAAATCGATTTGATAGACTGTATTATTGTTGATTTTAAATTACGAATAAAACCGAAATGTATAAATTAAAAAAATAAAAAAATGGCAGATTTAACAATTATCAACTGCAACGACCAAGGGCAAATTTTTACAGGCGTAACTGAATGTGGAAATTATAACACTGGCGATTATGTAGGTTCTTATGTTTCTAAAAAAGGAACATCTGTACCTAACAACGATACTTTTTTAGCACAACTAAAAGAAGCTATCAAAAAAAACAATCTTATTCCATTTGCTGGATACGATTATAGAAACAACCATGAAGAAAACCAAGTCAACACTTCCAGTATTGGAAATATGCAACTTCAAAGACTAGGAAAACCGATGTTTGAGATTGATATTACAGCTTCAATTTGTGAGGCAAAAGCAATTTCAAAGATTAACAACACATCTAACAATTGGGATTTGTGGCACGTGTTTGAAAATGCTATTATTTGTGCAACTGCACCAAATGGTAACTTTGTGGGGTTTGATTTAAACGTTTTACACGCAGAAAGCACTAAATTGAAACAAGGTGCAGACTTGCAAATGAAAACTTTAAAAGCACAATTAAGAAGTTCAACCCAATACAACGAGGGAATGACTTTAATACCTATTACCGATGCATTAGCCGAAGTAAAAGAATTGAAAGGAATTATCGAAGCTAAAATTGTGTTGACTTTGGTATCACTATCACAATTTACTGCAATAGTAACGGATTCATGTTCAGGAAATCCTATTGAGGGATTGACTTCTACAAGTTCATGGGGCGTTTTAGGAATTAATACATCTTCAATCGATGCTATTACAGCTAACGGAAACGGAAGTTATACTATAGATTTAGTTGCACCAACTGTAGATGGTAACACTTTTGGAGTGAAAATAGCTGAAAGCGGATTTGAATCAGTTGAAATTGATGGAGCTTTTTACGGAGGTTCATCAAACATTCTAACAATCGTAGATTAATCTTAACTTAACCTAGTTAAACAAATGAAACCCTCTCATTAACGAGGGGGTTTTTTATAAGATGGAATTATACTCTGATATATTAGCAAAGGATTTAAAAAATGTTAAAATAAATATTGATAGTACTTTCAATGCTTTATTTTTAGAACAAGAGCCAAATATTAGAGAATTAATACACAAACGTTGGTTATTAGGTAAAAGACCCGATGGAACTAAAATAGGAGTTTATCGAGATACGGAATACAAAGATTTTAAGTACTTTAAAAATCCATTAGCAGGGGGAGAAGTAGATTTGATTGATACTGGCGCATTATGGAAAGGAATTGAAATTTTTAACACATCAAAAGGAATAGAAATATTTTCTAGTGATTGGAAGTATAGCGAAATCAGTTTAAAGTATGGAGAGGATAATTTCAATATAACCGACAAAGAAGAACAAGAATTAATTGACGAAATATCAACCTTAACAATAGAATTGTTATATAAAAAATATGTATTATGAAAGAATGTTTTAGTTGCCAAAAAAACGCACCGCAAACCACAAAAGAATTATTATCTTTACACAAAAGGATATACGAACAAAAAGGAATATCTTTCTGGTTTTATAGAGAATCAGAAAATGGACAAATAAAAATTTCAGACGATGCAAGTTTTAAAAGTATTTTACCAAAGATTAAAGAGAATGTTGGGGCTGAATGGTGTCATATTGCCGAGTTTGGAAACGCTACCAATGATAACGTTTTTGAAAATACTACAGACAAAGAACCTGAATTTATTAAACCAAAAAGCAAACAAAAAAGAACTAGAAAGTCATTGGATTAAATTATATGATGAATTTTGGAGATTAAAAAATAATTCGTTAGCTAAATTAATGTTACGCAAAGAAAATGAATTATTAATTTTAAGAACAAAGTTAAATATACTTTATACGGTTCATAATGCAGTTATTTCATTGGCAACTATTGAGCAAAACGAAAAAACATTTGAACAAAAAAAACAATTAATTGAGTTATACCAAAAACAAACTAAAAATAAAGTAAATATTTTTTGTGAGTATTCTGATTTTTTAGTTAAAATTAAATCGTCAATAGTTAACTTTGAAAATAATATTGAAAAGTTAAATAACGAAGTTAGAAGTAAAGGAGAGGAAGAAATTATAAATAGTTTTGATGTGGTTGCTGGAGTTGCAACAGCTTTACAATTACCATTAAATATTCAAACTATTTCGGTAGCAGAATTTTTGAGTTATGAACGATTAGCAATAAAGAAAAATACTAAAAATTAATATCATGGATGCATTTACTAAAGAAGATTTTAGAACCTTTGAAAAAATTAATGAATTAGTTAGGTTAAAAATTGATGAAGAATTAGCAACAACTTATTGCATAGATTCTAAATTCGTTCAAGAATTGTTTAAAAGTGATTGTAAACAACTACCATATAATGAAGATGGATTTAATACAGATAGTAATTTTATCAGTTTTTCTTATTTATATAGGTTAATTGGAATGATAAAAAGAGGCGAATTAATACTTAATCCTGAATTTGATGGCAAAGAGTAATTTTATAGAAACTAAAAAAGCGATTGATGATATTACACTCGCTATTGATAAACAAATTAATTCCGCTAATGAGTTAAACAGTAAAGTTATTGCTTTAAATTCCAATTATGCCAAATTACCAAGTGAATATGTTAAAACTGTTAATGAAATTGCAGTTGTTAATCAGAAAGTAGTTAAAAGCGAGAATGACGTTAATTTAGCTATAAAAAAGAAATTAAAAGTTCTTGAAGAAGAAACACGAAATAGACAAGCATTAAATAGACAACGTGAGGCAAGTTTAAGACAATTAGAACGTGAAGAAGCTAAACTAAATGCCTCACAGTCTTTATATAATAAAGTTCAAGCTAAATTAAATGCACTATCAAACGAATACAAACAACTTGCAGTACAAAAAGAATTAACAGGGCGTTTAACAGATGCAGAATCTAAACGTTATGATTTTTTAGCTGGTAAAATTACAAAATACGATACTACATTAAAAGCAGTTGATGCTTCTATGGGTAAATACCAACGCAATGTAGGTAACTATGCAAGTGCTTTTAATCCGTTAGGAAACTCTATAAATCAATTAACTCGTGAAATGCCAGCATTTGCTAATTCAGTTCAAACTGGATTTATGGCTATTTCAAATAACTTGCCTATATTTTTTGATGCAATTAGTGGTATAAAAAAAGCAAATGCAGATTTAAGAGCAGAAGGCAAACCAACGCAATCAGTATTAAGTCAATTAGCAACAAGTTTATTTAGTTGGGGAACTGCATTAAGTGTTGCTGTTACTTTATTAACTATTTATGGAAAAGATATAGTTGAGTTCGCGGGTAGTTTAATTAAAAGCGTAAAAGCAATTGATACGTTAAAAGAAAGTCAAAAACAACTTAATGAAATATCAAAGCAAGGACAAAAAAACGCAGTAGAAGAAACTTTAAATTTAAAATCTCTTTTAGCAATTGCAAAAGACGCATCTTTGACTTATAAAGAAAGAATGGTTGCGGTCAAAGAATTACAAGATACATATCCTGCATATTTAGGAAATTTAAGTAAAGAAAAAATATTAGCTGGAGAAACTACTCAAGCAGAAAAAGAATTAACAAACGCTATTTTATCAAGAGCAAAAGCAAACGCTTCAATTGAAAAAATAACCGAAAATCAATCTAAAATTATTGATTTAGAAGAAAAAAGAATCGAAGTACAAAAAAGACTTGCTCAAGCAGAAAAAGACGTAAATACTGCAAGACAAACACAATCACAAACAACTGGAGGAGGTACTGTAGCTGGAACTTATGATTTAGAAACAACAGCATTAACAAGACTTACTAGGGCTAAATCACAATTAAAAAATATAGATGTAGAAATAAAAGATTTGAACGCTATAAATAATAGATTAAGTACTTACGCAATAGAAAGACAAAAAGAAGCTATATTACTTGATTATAAAGAAGAAAAAGTAAAAAAAGATAAAGTAAATACAAAAAGAGAAGATATAAAAGCCATTGATTTAACCATTTCCAAAACTAAGGGATTGTTAGAAACATTAGAAGACAATAAAAAATCAATGATTGAATTGCAAAAACAAACTTCTAACAGTCGTAAAGAATGGGCTTTTTATCAAGAGCGAATTGACATGGTTCAAAAAGCTATTGATTATTTAACCAAAGGTAACACAGATTTAGAAGATAGCGCAAAGAAAGCAACCGACGAATTTCAAAAACTACATTTTCCAACTCAACCAGCCGAGGAATTAAAAAAAGTTAGTCAGTACTTACAAAGTTTTATTGATGACTTTGCTAGTAGTGCTGGATTGACAGGTACTTTTGATATTTTGCAAGGTCGTATTGATGGATTCGGTGAAGATTTTCAAACTACATTTGTAGCAATAGCAGAAAGCGCACAAGAAGCATTTAATTTTATTACTAAAAATATGGGTGATAATTTTGCAGAACAGTATGCAATGTTAGAAAAGCAAAAAGAAACAGAATTATTATTTGCTGGAGATACTGCAAGTGCAAAAGCTAATATTGAATCCCAATATGAAGAGCGTAAACGACAAATAGCAAACAAAGAAGCACAAGCTAAAAAGAAACAAGCGTTGTTTAATATTGCTATTGATACAGCGCAAGCGGTTGTTTCTGCACTCCCTAACATCCCTCTATCTGTAACAATAGGATTAATCGGCTTAGCACAATTAGCACTTGTAAATAGCCAAGAAGTGCCCCAGTTTTGGACTGGTACGGATAACGCTCCAGAGGGATTAGCATTGACACAAGAGCGAGGGCGTGAGATTATAACCGATAAACAAGGGAATATTAAGTCTATGGGGTCAAATAAAGGTGCACAATTAACGTATTTGAATAAAGGAGATAAAGTATTCAACGCTGATAAAACAATGGATTTATTAATGTTTAACGACAATCTAAATTCAATATTAACTGATAATGGTATTTCATCACCTAAAATAGAAGTTAATAATAGCGGAATATCAGATGACCAAGTAAATAGAATTGTAAACAGCATAAACAATAAAGAATCGTTAATATTAAACTACGATGGTTTAGATTTAATAATGAAACGCAAAAAAGCAAACGAAGTTATTGAAAATATGAACAGACGTATTAATTTTGTAGGTAAAAGCATATAATGAACAACCCAATCGATACTCAACAGTTTAGACACTACCTAAAATTTATTTCATTAGGCAAAACAGATTTATACGAAATTTGTGAGCCAATTTTTTTTGATGGCGCAAACTTTGTAAAGAAACAAGAATCAAAACGTTATGCACGTTCAACTGAATTTGGAGCAGTAGATAGTTTGAAGTTTGTTGATGCAGTTGGTGAATATAGAAATACGCCACAAATTATAAATCCACAAGGAGATAGTAGTAATTATTTAGATTATGGTTTGCAATGGCTTTTATCAATTTACAATGGGTTTGGATTTGAGAGCAAAGTTGAGTATTATTTAGAAAAATCAGGTGTTATTTTTGCTTATGGAATGTTAGATTTTACTGATAAAGACATTACCGATGGTTATACTTATGTTACTTGCAAACTAATACAAAAAAATAAAGTAGCTGATTTAAAAAGGCGATTAGACGATAAATTTAATGCTTTTGGAACTAAAAATGCCAAACAAGAAACGATAACACCAATATCAACTGAAAATCTATTGTTAAAAGGTTTGGTTATTCCTAAAAGTAGTAGTTGGAATAGCCCAAGAGTTTTTGATTTAACTACTTATGCGCTATCAACACTAGGTACAGACCAACGTACTTATCGATGGAATAACTCTAAAAATATTGTAATTGATGGAATATCTGATACATTAACATTTTTAAATGACTTTAATAATTTTAATGACATTGATGCCTCTTTACCAAATGATTTTAAATACATAAAGGCTACAAAAGAATTATTTGATGTAAAAATTAAAATATCTAATTTTAGTTGGAGTCAAGACGTGTATTCTGCTGGAGGCGGAAATGGTTATGTTATAAATAAATTCGTTATTTGTTGGGGTACTGATGCTGAAAGCCCGTTAGGGTTTATCGATGTGTTTAATAATCAGATATTTGATGGTAATAGTAGAATAGATATAATAGATGATACCTTTAATATTGCTTATGTTCCTGCTGGTGCTTACATATTTATATTTATGGAATCTTTTTGTAGACAATCAAGTAGTTTAGGGGGCGAGGTTGGAAGTGATAATTTAGTATCACAATATACAATAGATATTTCAGTAACAGAAAAATCACTTGATACCGTAATAAAAGCGTGTAGATGGATTGATTTAATAAAACAAGCCTCTTTATTTTCGTGCGGTTTAACTATTAATGCGTCTTTATTTGATGTAAACGGAACGCATTACAACAATATGGTTTTTAATCGTCGTATGATTAGCCAAAACATTGATAGCTTTTATTGCACGCCTAAAAACGCATTAGAATCAGTTGAGGAAGTAAATTGCGATTATGAGCCAAATGAAAACGAAATATTTATAGGACATGAATCAGATTTTTATAGAAATGTAGAAATAGGGAACTTTCAAATAATACCAAGTGAGGATTTTAGCATAGATGAAAATGAGCGTTTAAGTATTAATAAACTTACTTACAAATACAAAACATTTGAACAAGACCGCACAACGCAAAATACTGATTTAGCAATACACACAGATACAGAATGGTTAATACAAAATGATAACGTTGAGAATAAAAAAGATATTTCTATTGAATTTGTGCGAGACCCTCTTTCAATACAAAAAGTTATTGATTTAGAAATTAAAGAACCAACAACATCAACTGAAGAAGATGACAAAGTTTATATTTCAAACGTTACACAATTAGCACCGAGTTCGTTTAATGAGTTTGGAATAGTTTTGTTGATGCGTATTAGTGAGGGTAATTTAGAAATATTAAACCGAAATAGCGATACTGGAAGTAGTGCGGTAACAAATTGGACAACTTTAGGGTTTGGAGTTGGAGCAACAATGTTTATAACAGAGGGTGAAAATATAGGAAATTATACAGTAACAACTGTTACAAGAAATATTCTAACATTAACTCCAAACGTAGGAACGTCAATAACATTTCAAGGAGATGGATTTATTAAGTTAAAATATTTCTATACTAATGTGTTTTGGACTTCAAGAACAAACGAGGGGGTTACTGTTGGAAAATTCCCTAATCAAGCCTATTCTATTAAACGTAATCTTAAATATTTTGGTAGTTATTTAAAAGCGTGTTTATTGTACGCTAAAAAAGATATAATTAATAGTTATTTCAAATCAAATGGCACTTATGAAAGTCAGTTAACAACTGAAACAACTGCATTAATAGAAAACGCTACTATAACTTATAATAGTTTACCAAATCCATATATCGCTCCAAAAGTATATCATTTAACTGCTTATGCTGAATTTAATACTATTTTAGATTATTTAACAACTTATAATAGTACACGTGGATTTGTTAGAACTTACGATAGTAACGGTCGTGTTATCAAGGGATTTATAAAAGACTTAAATCACAACTGGAGTGAAAATGGTTTGAAATTAGATATTGAGGAGTTATTTGAAACGGAATATTTAATATTAGAGTATTCTGATGGAGTTTTAACCGTTAACGATGTTATTTATAATTTAGAGGGTAATTCCGAGTGGTGGAAAGCAGAAAATGACTATTTTAAATTTTACGATAATAAAAACAAACCTTTGTGTAATTTTTATCGGTATAATTTTGTAAATTTGAACGGAATTGTGTATAATTCAAAAGCGGAATTAATTGACGCACTTTTATCACTATGATTGACTACTCTTTTATAAGGCTTTATTTGAATGACTTTGCAAAGGCAAAAAGTTATGACAATCCGCCTGTTTCAACTTTAAATAGTCAAACATTTATAGTTCAAAAACCCAACGAGACATTTTTACAAATTAGCAATTCAAGTGTTAATATTGCTTTTGTTGGAGGAATTACAGTTGATTTAATTGATTGTAGTAATAATATAATTCAAAATATTAACGATAGGTTTTATTACGATAATTTTACAGATAGTAACGGTATTGAACAAATAACTTTTGAGTTTGGTAAAATTAATATTGATTATTGGTTAAAAAAGCTATATTTAAGAATTACAGATGATACAAATGGAAACGTTTACTATTCAAATGCATTCTTAATCACTGATTATTTAACTAATATTTCATCTCGTTTTGACTACTTTAATCAAACTAAAATCTACAATATTAGTTATGATATTAAACCTTATGTTCAATCAATTAGAATAGCGAATTGCTACGATAATTCACCACAAAACAAGCGAGAAGTTAAGCAATATATAACCTCACAAGGCAAACAAGTAAATTATAGAACTATACCGACTTTTTTAAGACAATATTTAGTCGATTCTTTAGATTATGCTATAAACGACAGGTTAGAAGTATTATTTGCACACCAAACTGTTTATTTAAACTATGAAAGGGTTGTAGTAAGTGAATACAAACCTAACGAAAGACAAGGCGATACAAATTGGATGAACGCTGAATTTTTAGTAAATCCACAAAATGAAACTTTAACTGCAAATGGTCAAATATTTCCTGATTTTGAATTAATAATTTTTAGCCCTAACGGATATTATACAAGTCAAGAAACAGTAACAAAAACATTTAACAATAAGTTTTCAAATATATTTGGAAGTAATTAAAATATAAAGATATGCCAATAAATCCAACAACCTTAAAAGCGTTAATTGATACGCAAATAACAAACGAAACCGTTGATTTTGCAATAACCCCTAATGAGGTTGGAAGCAGAATGAAAGATACTATTGATTATACAACAGAACAATCTATTTATAAAGTTCAAAAAACAACTATATCAAGTGCTGAAATATTAGATTTGTTTGCAACTCCTATTACAGTTTTAGATTCATCAACAAGCGGAATTGTGAATATTCCAATATCTATTTATATTAAAAGAAGTGCTGGAAGTGCTTATTCTTTTGCAAGTGTTTTTTTATTTTTAGTAAACGAATTTAATACTAACGTTGCTACATTATCCGCTTCATTACTAACAAATACTTCTAATGGTTTTGTAAGTGCTCTTACTGGGACTGCTCAAACATCTTCATCAGATATTAAAAGTAATTTTTATAAACTAAAAGCAAGTACAGCAAATCCAACAGGAGGAACTGGAAGTATAGATGTTTATGTAACTTATGTTCAAATAACTTTATAATGAATTTCCCAAACGAAATATCAGGCACATTTAATAGAAATATAATTTTAGGAGTTGGAAATCTTAAAGTTTATAAAGATAATGTTTTGTTTTTAACTTTTACACAAGAAAATATAACTATTGTAAATAATCAATTTTTTATCGATGTAACTAATTTATTTCCAAATAATGGAAATTATTTTATTACTTTTACAAGTGGTTTGTTTATTAGTGATTTAGGAGAAATTTATAAAGGAATTACAAATCCTACTTTTTGGACTTTTAGCATAGTAAACGGAGAATATGATAGCGAAAATTATAATAATGAATATTTATTAAATTAAAAAATATGGCAACTAAATCAGGAATATTAGCAACAATAAACGGTTTTATTACTGCTATCATTACTCAAACAAAGCACCGTTCTAGTATGGCTACTGTAGTTGATGAAATTTATCCTAATACGGTAACAGATAGCAATATAACAGAAATCTATACAGAGGCAATAGGGGGGAATAATATTGATTATTCTGTTTCTATAATAAAAAGTGGGAATATATCACACATATCTGGAAGCATATATAACGACAATGGGTTTTTAATATCAAATCGGGCTGTTTTTAGTTGGTTAAACAATGAATTTACGCCTAATAGCGATACAAGCTTATATTTTTTAGGAGTAGATGAATCAGGAAATAATAAAAAATTATTTATGAATAATTCTGTATTAAGTATTGAGGATTCTCTTGGGGCAAACCAAACAATTACTTTTGATTTTAAAACTTATATAACACAAGATTAACATGAGTACTTTATCAGTAAAACAAACAAATGAATCACCAAAATATGCATTAAATTTACTTCCAATAGTAGCAAATTTCAATGACATTAGAACTTGGAATAAAGTAAGTGGGGGTAGTAATGCAGTTATCACAAACACACAAGGACGTGTTTATGCTGGTAACAAATCAGTTGAAATAGCTTTCACTGGAACTGGTGAAGTTACTTTCAATACTGGCGATTCGTCAATGGAGGTATTTATTGAAAAAACAGGGCAATATATTTTAAGTTATCGTTTTTTCAAATCAGACCCTGCATCAGATATAACTTTTAAAGTAAATGTTTACGTTAATAGCGTTTTATACGATGTGAATATTATTGAACAAAATTTATATTCCACAAGCGGTTTTACGGATGGGGTCTGGAACGCTTACACACAAGTATTAAACTTAAACGATGGAGACATTATAGATTTTAGTTTTACCGCTCAAAGCGATACAACAGCTTGTCAATTGCATTTTGACGGAATGAGTCTACTGTTTAACGATAGAGAATTATCGCCTTTAAATGTGTATCGGGAAGCTGAAATAATAGAAAGAACTATCGAAACTGAAATCACATTAGACGTTCCTAATATTCCAAGTAATGATACTTATACAGCAACGGTAACTTTTAACGAGGCTTCCGTTGGTGATTATATTCAAATAGTACCTCCATACGCATTGATTGAATCGGGGTTAATGGTAGGAATACCAGTTGCTACTGCTGAAAATACTGTAAAATTTAATATTCATAACCATAGCGGTTCAAGTGTAAATCCAGCTAGTGGGGTTTATAAATTAAAAACAATAAAATATGGGAACTTTTAAAATAATAAAAAAAGGAACTGGGAACTTTTGGCACGTCTATAATAACAATTCAAAGGAAGTAAATCTATCTGATTTTGAAATTGTTTTAGATTCATTTAGCCAAACATTCTCAATTCAGATGCCTAACGGCTCGAATGTGCCATCGTTTTCAGTTGATGTTTTTGATATTATTGTAATTGATGAAACGGATGGAAGTATAGAAGAAACATTTGCAAATGTTGAGGTATTAAGATTAAGATTGATTGAGTTGGGTTATACTCCTTATATTGGACAAACTCCATCAAGTGAAGTAAAACAATACAAATTCCTACTATCACAATCAGGAGGCGATGACCCCCAAACAGCAACGAGCGGAAGTTTAACGCAAGGGGTAACTTATGAGATATTAAGTATTGAAACTGGCGACGATTTCACACCTAGTGGCGCACCTAATAACGATGTAGGTACGAAATGGATAGCTAACGGTACTGCTCCGACTTGGAGCAATGGTAGTGAGTTGGGGTGGAATGGTGGTGCTCCTTATATTTACGCTCAAATATCTAATTATAGTAGCTATCCGTTTTGGTTTACCTATCAAACTACAGGTTTATATTTTGCAGAAAAAACAGATTCGTTTGATGATACTAAAACTTGGTATGTTATAAATGAGCAATCTGACGATGTAAGCGATAATATTGGCAAGTCAAGAATAAAATTACAATCGGGGTATTTGCAAATAACGAGCATTGATACATCAGGCTCTTTATCAAACTCAATTTTAGATAGAACACCTGTATTGATAGAAATTAAAGATTAATTTAAAACTAAATAAAATGATAAAAAAAACATTTAAAGCAAACATTTACCAACAAAGCGAGGGGGCATTAACTCTAAATCAATTTGAAAATGAATTAGGGACTATTACAGATTCAGTTAGAGAAAGAAGTGGTAAATATATTTTGACTATTCCTAATGCTTTTGAGGGTATGGTTGATTTCTTTTGTCCTCAAAATAAACAATTGTTTAATGTTGTTGGAATGAGTGAAAATTCATTTATTTTGGATGTTCAAATTATTTCAAATTCTGAAATTCAAATTTCTACTTTTGACCAATTATTAAATTATTGGGAGGACAATATAGGATACATTCCTTTAACTTTAGAATGTTATTTTCCTGATTTTTTGCCAACAGAATAAAATGAACACAACCCTAGCAATATTTTTAATAGTAGCTTTTATTATAAATGTAGCAATTATTATTAACTTTGTTATTAAAGATTTAAGAGATGACAAAACAAGAAATCGAAATTAAGTTCACCAAAATAGACGGACAAATTGAAGCCTTAGATAGGCATGAGAAACAATTTAAAGCTAGGTTGGACAATATCGATGTGGGTTTGTTAGACTTAAATTTAAGCATGAAACAGCTACTTGTTAAAATGGATAAAATACCCGAGAAAGTTCATGCTATGGAGTTGGAAAAAGCCGAAAATAGATACTTAAATTCAGTTGTTAAACCCGTTATTATATTTGTTATCGGTATGGTTTCACAATATGTGTTTAATAATATGGTAGTGGCAAATAGAGAAGAAAAACAACAATACAAAAAAGAGGTTAAGCAGTGAAGTTAGTAAACGATACATTAAAGATTAACGGTCGTTGGGCACATAAGAGGGTGATGGCTTTCGTATCGTTTCACGTTATGATAGTGTATGTTTTTTTGCCTATATTTTTCCCTATTCTTGATGTTAAAGAGTTT